GATACTTGATAGTGCGCGGGCGGTATCACTACTGAATCGTCAGCATGTGATTGCGCTGATGAATAACGAGGGATGGACAGCGCAACAAGTCATCGACAAGTTGGGTTTAGTGGATGAGCGTGAGGTTTAAATGACTATCCTATTCGGCTTATTCCTACTCTTTGGCACTGGCATTGTAGATTGCATAGGCATAGAGCCTGCCTTCATGCTGATTTATCAGGATAAATACTATTGGGATGCGTTGCCTGATGATTTTATCACCTTAGAAGGCCAGCAAGTCGAGTGGTTAGGCTATGCGCCCCGCGATATTCCTTATTACTGGCTATTAGAGCGTCAAGGTGTTGAGTATGGTTTTAAAGGTATCAACTTAGATTTACTTGAACCTCTAGCCATTATCCACTTGTATGATATGGATGGCATCACCTATGAACGCTTTACGATTAGCGCCTATGGTGATGGGTATTTCATTACTGAGACAAGCTTAGGGGAATTTGGGCGTTCAGATGGCACAGCTTATGATTATCACATATTGGCAAATCCTACAGGTGGGGCGTGTATGTGGTTAGTTGAGGATATAGGCTTGGGTTGGTTAGAGCTAGATAAAAGAGGTTAATGTATGCCAATTTTGGGGCAACTATCGAATATCATTAAAAAAGCCATGAATCGGGCGCGGGATGTATTCGCTACCTATATCCCGGATTGGATGGCTAACGTCACATGGAGTCAGCGGGGGTATCGTACCAATGTGAGACTACGCTATACCTTCAATGAACTCATTTTCGCGTGTGTGACACTGAACGCATCAACAGCGGCCAATGTGCAACTGCGCGTCAAGGGACGTGCGACCAACACGTTTGAAGATGACCATCCCATGCGGCTGTTACTGGAAAACCCCAACCCCTACATGAGCGAAGCGGATTTATGGGAAACAGTGATTATGCACCAACAGTTAGCGGGGCGGTGTGTACTCGAAAAAGAACGTAACCGCCGCGGGGAAGTCATCGGCTTGTGGCCACTACGTCCCGACTGGCTTGAAGTTGTGCCCTCCGTCACCACGCTTATTGCAGGGTTTACCTACGGGCCACCGGGGACTAAAAAGGTATTTATTCCCTATGATGATACAGTTGATATTCCCTTACGCCACCCTGACAACCCGATTGTGCCATTTGAGACATTAGCCCCGGTCACTGTTGCGGCGCGGGTGGTAGATGTAGACAGTCAAGTGACTGAGTTCTTGAAACTCTTCTTTGAGCGTGGGGGTGTACCGCCGGGAATCCTCAAGACGCGGCAAAAGCTCATTGAATCGGATGTAGATTTACTCCGCAAGCGGTGGCGTGAACGCTACGGGGGTTATACCAAGTGGACTGAACCTGCGATTCTCGATAGCGATGCTGAGTATCAGAGAATCGGCGCAACCTTTGAAGAAATGGGCTTTATTGTCCTAGACCGTCGTAACGAATCGCGTATTTGTATGATTATGAAAGTCCCGCCTATCGTGGTGGGTGCTTACGCGGGTTTAGAGCTAGGAAGTTATGATAATTACCTGACAGCGCGTAAGGCATGGTGGGAAGATAGCAATATTCCCCGCTTTGAACAAATCGGGCGACGGGTGCAACTCGAATTAGCCCACGAATTTGATAATCCAATTGTCGAATGGGATTATTCACGGGTACAAGCCCTGCAAGATAACAAAGAAATTAGTTGGAAACTAGCCGCTGAGGTGTTTCGCACAGGTGCAATTACCAAAAATATGTATTTAGAAATGCTCAATATGCCGCAATTGGGGCCAGCGGGGGACGTGTTCTTGCATTCACTGGCTTATATTATTGAGCCTTATAAGAAGCCTGCCCAGCGTGGGGCATCGAGTGAAGCTGAAATATTCAGTGTGGTGAAAGTCGATACACCTGAATTGCCCAGTGGCGTGAAAATAGACGAAGATCTTAGAGCAAAACGCGAAAACGAATTAGAGCAAGCGGCGCAAGATGGGCTAGATGAAATGTTTAAGCGTCTGCAAAAGGAATTAGAGGAAAATGGAGCACAAGCAATTCTGGCAGAATGAGGCTCAATTATTCTTTAGAGCGATATTCCCTATTTCGCATGAGACGGCGCTAGAGGCATTAGGGGAGGCCGTGACGGAATTAGAGGCGCTCACAGGTAGTTCATTTTCGCGGGCATTTATTAATGAGAACGCCTTACAGCTTGCCAGACAAACAGCGCAAGATGCTACTATGTCGGTGATTACAACAAGCCGTGATTTAGTATTTGAGAAAACAGCCAACTGGATTGAATCAGGCCAGCCCTTACAAGCGCTGATTGACGATTTAGTACCTGTTTTTGGCAAGGCGCGGGCACAAAGTATCGCCATGACTGAAACTACACGGCTATATGCTAAAGCCAACGTTGCGGCATGGAAAGAAAGTGGGGTAGTGACTGGCAAACGGTGGGCTACGGCGAATGATGAAATTGTTTGTCCAATCTGTGGGCCACTTGAAGGCGAAACTGTTGGTTTAGATGCGATGTTTAGTGATGGTTCGGAACATCCACCTGCGCACGTTAATTGTCGTTGTGCAGTCATGCCAGATTTGGAGGGTTAAGATGTTATTCACAATAGGACACGTCCGCAATTATGAAAAACAACTTCATCAATATGGTGAACTCGTGAAACTCGAAGGGGGATATGCGTTTGAAACAAAAGAGGACGCATACAGCCAAATCATTTCACTTGATAAGAAAGATGTGTGGGGTGTATGGACTATGGATGGTAATTGGGAAAGTGACGTTGATTTTTCTGGTGATTATCCGACCATCAATAAGGATTTGCAAATAACAGGGCGATTAGAATATGGCTAAAGATATTCAATTTGAAATTAAGGGTTTAGACAAATTAGAACGCAAATTCGCTAAGTTGGGGCGTGACTTTCCGGGTGCAATGCGTGATATGGCGAAAGAAGGCGCTCTATTTGTGCATAGCAAAGTGCCGCCCGCGCCGTCGGCTCGTCCGGGTTCGCGCTATATTCGCACCAATAAATTATTGCAAACCCTAACGGCCAAAGATAAGAAGATTAGCCGCAACGAATACGCGGGGGTTATTGGCTCCAGTATTGAGTACGCGCCGTATGTCATCAGTGACACCAAAGGGTTAAACCAGAAGGGGCCGCAAGCGTGGTTTCACAAGGGCGTATGGAAGGTTATACAGGATGTTATCCGCGAAAATAAACGCGGTATCCTTGACATTTATAGAGAACGTATTGCACAATTACTAAAGGATTGATCTATGGAAACTAAGACTTTTCCATCCGCTGTAAAAGATATTGAAGGGAATACCGTCGTTGGGATTGCCTCTGTCTTTGGGAATAAAGATTCGCATGGCGATATTATGCACAGCGGAGCATTTACCAAAACCATAAGTGAACGTAGTCATCGATTCCGCTTTTTATGGCAACATGATTACTGGGAGCCACCCATCGCTAAGATAGTGGCTATTCAGGAAGTCGGGCGGGATGCTTTACCAGCTGAAATTCTAGCACGGGATACGGACAATCAAATCACGGGCGGGTTAGAAGTAACACGTAAGTATTTGAACACCCCACGCGGACTAGAGGTTTTAGAGGGTATTAAAGAAGGCGCAATTACTGAAATGAGTTTCGCCTTTGATGTCATCAAATCAGATTTTGGTGATGCCAATGAGACTAGTCAGAAAGTGCGCCATGTGCGCGAAGTCCGCTTATGGGAAGCAAGTGACGTGAATTGGGGCAGTAATCCTGCCACTCTGGGCGCTAAAGATATTGGTTTAGCCCATATGCGTCATTCTTTAAAAGATGTCATGGCTTTACTCGAATTGCTCAATAGCGATGTGGGGCAAGCCCTGACAACCATTAACAACCATACGACCCCTCAAAATGCCGAGTCGAGTCCCCTCTCACTCACTGAATTAGAGCGTCGGAGTTTAGATTTACGAATTGAATTAGCTCACCTATTGGAGGTTCAGCCATGAATGCTGAAACTTTGGTCAAACAAATTGACCAAGCCTTAACTGAGGTTCGAGCCATTCAAGCTAAATACACTGACTCAGAAATGCCTAAAGATGTGAGTGACGACTTGAATGCTCGTTTGGATAAGATTGACCAAATGAAGGTTAGTCTTGAATTAGATCGTCGCGCCCGTGCCAATGAAAACTTTTTGAATGAAAGTCAGGGCACTAAAGGCGCGCAGTTTCACGGTTTTCGTGAAGCTAGTGAAGATGAGGGCAACGCCCCAATTGACCCGCAAGCATGGCGTTCGATGGAAGTGCGCATGGGACGTGGGCGCAATGCCGAAGTTGTTGAAGTTCGTTATCATGTACCCCTCAATGTCCAAGACCCCAATTACAAATCGGCTTTTGAAGCCTATTTAGTCAAGGGTCGGCATGACATGGGCGGGAATGACCGCAAAACGCTGTATGAAGGTTTGGACAGCGCAGGCGGTTATTTAGTGCCCGAAGATTATCAGGCGCAAATGATACGCAAAATCATGACGATGGCTGTTGTGCGTCAATACGCACGGGTTATCACTACCAGTAGTGACCGTGTGTCATTCCCCAGTTTGAAATACACCACTGACGATAATTACACGTCAAGTGTGCGCCTCGTCTGGACTGGTGAACAACCTGCCAGCGCCAGTGTCCACCGCGCCACAACTAGCGACTATGGTTTGACCACTATTCCCGTGCATACCGCCATGTCATCTATTCCGGTGACAATGGACTTGCTTATGGATTCTGTTTTCGATTTAGAAAGCCATATTGCAGGCATGTTTGGTGAGGCCTTTGCCCTTGGCGAGGAAGCGGCATTCTGGACTGGCGACGGCGCGGGGCAACCGATGGGTATCCTGCACGATGTCGATGGTACAAACGGGGTTGCATCTGTTAACAGTGGTAGCGCGTCAACTTTGACGGCGGACGGCTTGATTAATTTGACTTACGAAGTACCCACGCAATACGAAATGAATGCGCGGGTCTTTTGGCGTAAGGCCACTGAAAAGGTCGTGCGTACGCTGGTAAATTCGACCACGGATGATTATCTGTGGCCTGCGGTTGCGCAGGTTGGGGCGTTTGGTGGGGTAGAACGTAGCATTGAA